CCCGTAAAACAATTCTACACAGAAGCTAGTGCTAGATTAGCTACAGTAACAGGTGGTTCAACTTACCCAGATAAAATTGTAATGCTTAAAGGTGTTACAATAAATCCCGGTGCAGCAAATTGTCAGGTTAAAATTTATGACGGTTCTAGCGCTTCGGGAACTTTAGTATATCAATTTACAGGTGGAACAGGTGCTGGAGATATGTATCAAGAATATATTGCAGCAACTGGAATTAAATGTAATGATGGAATGTATATTGCATTTACTGCAGCAGCTGGTGCAATTGGAGCAACTGCTTCTGTTCAAGTAATCTGGCAGTAGGGGGTCAAACATGGCGACGTCTAATACAGTCGATTTTGATTTATCGATTGAAGAATTAATTGAAGATGCATTTGAACGATGTGGTGGTCAAGGTCGTTCAGGATACGATATTAAGAGCGCTAGACGTTCATTAAATATTTTATTGTCTGAATGGGGCAATAGAGGTTTGCATTTTTGGGAAGTAGCTAACGAAAGTATTAAACTAAATGAAGGTCAAAACGTTTATAGAATATATAAAGATGCTACAGCTAGAAATAGTGTAACCACTAATCCTGCTAAAATAGGGGATGGTGCAGATTTTTTATATAATGCTACAGATATTTTAGAAGTAGTATATAGAAGTGCTTTAACTACTCCTACAGATGTATCAATGAGTAAAATTGATAGGTCTACTTATCAAGCATTAGCTAATAAAGATTCTAAAGGAACTCCTTCTCAATATTTCATTCAAAGATTCAGAGGATATACAGACATTACAATTTATTTAGCTCCAAGTTCAAGTACAAATAAATATTTAAATTTTTATTATATTAAAAGAATTCAAGATTCTGGAGTCTATAAAAATAATCCAGATGCTCCATATAGATTTTTACCAGCTATGACTTCAGGTTTAGCTTTTTTTTTAAGTCAAAAAATTGCACCGGATAGAACACAAGCATTAAAATTATATTACGAAGATGAATTAGGAAGAGCTTTAACTGAAGATGGATCACCTTCAAGTTCTTATATAACACCAAAAGCTTATTATCCAGCAGTTAGTTAATTATGCCAAAATTTGCCTCAGGAAAACATGCAATAGCAATTTCAGATAGAAGTGGTTTAAGATTTCCTTATCGTGAAATGGTTAAAGAATGGAATGGAATGTGGGTACATTATACAGAATATGAATCTAAACAACCACAATTGGAATTAGCAGTTATTGGTCCAGATGGAATTGGATTAGAAAACCCTAGACCTGAACAAAGATCCACTCCTAAAGTTCCAGTGATGCTTCCTGAAAATCCTTTTCAAACATTTGCAGCAGGAGATGGAGTTATATTTGTTCATTCACCTAGTCATAGAAGAAATGATGATACTACTGTTAGATTTAGAGGAACACCTCAAGTTTCTTCAATAACAAATAAGTTTTCAAATTGTAAAGATGTTGATGGAATTGCTGGTTCTACTATCTGTGATTCAGCTGGCCATGATATTAGTGTAGGTAAAACATTTCCAGTAACAACAACTACATTAGTTGATGCTATTGATAATAGTCAGACTACCGGAATTAAATTAACCAGTTCAACAAGTTTTTCAGCAATTACAACAGATACTTTTTTACGTCAGGCAATTTTAATTGACACTGAGATTATAAGATATACAACTATAGCATCTGATGATTCATTAGGACAAGTAAGCCCGGAGGCAACCGCTATTAATCCAAATGTTGTAACTAGAGGAGCTTATGGTACAACTAAAGCAGCTCATTTAGCAGCGGCTACAGTTACATTAATAGAGGATCCTGATAATTATTTTACTATTGATCAAGGAACTAATGCTACAGTCGGAGGAATTGAAGGAGGCGGATTTCCAGTTTCAGCTGGACCTGTTACTATTACACCATGACATACGATGAATTAGTTACAAAAATTAGAGATTATACAGAGGTAGATAGTACTGTATTTACATCAATTATTGTAAATGGGTTTATACAAGATGCTGAATTTAGGATCATGACAGATGTTGATTTAGATGTTTTCAGAAGAAATGATTACTCTACATTAACAGTAGGAAATGAATTTTTAACCCTTCCAACAGGTATTTTATTGATTAGATGGCTAGAAACATACAGTTCTAGCACAGGGGCTCGAAGTACTTTGATGCAAAAAGATGTCTCTTTTATCGATGAGTATACGGCTAATAGAACGGCTACAGGTACACCTCTATTTTATGCCTATTGGAATGAAACCCAATTGTTATTGGGTCCAACACCAGACGTAGCCTTGAATGTTGAGTGCGCTTATGTTAAAAGACCTAACACAACAGATGGAACTAAACTAGATTCATCTAACACAACTACGTATTTAAGCATGAATGCTCCGAATACGCTCTTGTATGCTTGTCTTGTCGAAGCATACTCTTTTTTAAAAGATAAAGACATGCTAGGAACCTATGAAGGTCGTTATCAACAATCCTTAACTGGATTAGGTATCGAACAACAAGGTAGAAGAAGAAGAGACGAATATGTGGACGGAGAAATTAGACAAAAACTAAGATCTGTTCCACCTAGTCCATAATTATATTAAGGAGATAAAAAATGGCAAATACGGTAATGACTAGTTTTAAATCAGAACTCCTTCAAGGTATTCACGACTTTGAAACCGGAGGAGGAGGAGATACATTTAAATTAGCTTTGTATACAAGTTCATATACAGGAAACGTTGCAGGAACTACAATTTACGAGACTGGTAATGAAGTACCCAACAGTGGAAGTTATGCCGCTGGTGGTGGAACTTTAGCTAACCAGGCAGTATCTACTGATGGTACAACTGCAATAATTTACTTTGATAACTTGTCTTTTACTACTGCTTCAATTAATGCAAGATATGCATTGATTTATAATAGTAGTGAGGCTGACAAAGCGGTGTGTGTTTTAGATTTTAGTACAGACCAGATTTCCACTAGTGGGACATTTACAATTCAGTTCCCGGCATCTGGTGCAAGTACCTCTATTATTAGAGTAGCGTAGGAGATTAAATGGCTTTTAAAACCGATGATCGAGTAAAAGAAACCTCGACGACATCTGGTATAATTGATTTTGTATTAGCTGGTGCAGCTGATGGTTTCATAACTTTTAATGCTGGGGTTGGTAATACCAATACCACTTACTATACTATTGTCGGAGAAGATTATCCGGCTGAATGGGAAGTAGGAGTTGGTGTTTATACTAATTCCACTACTACACTATCAAGAGATACCGTAATTGGTAGTAGCAATAGTGGTTCTAAAACTGATTTTACGGCCGGAACAAAAATAGTTTTTGTTTCTTTACCATCAGAAAAAGCTTTAATGAAAGATAATTCTGGTGACATAGTTTTTGGCGACGCTAGTGATCCTGGCTTAGCTACAAAAGGATTTGCTTTGGCAGTAGCCATCGCTTTATAAGGAGAAAAATATGGCTCAAAATTTTCGAAGATATACTAAAAATGCAGTAGGAACATCAGCACTGGCTGTTTTCAGCCCTAATTCCTATGATGCAATTGTTGGTATTTCTTTATCGAATATACTTTCCACAGCCATCACTGTAAGTTGTTACATCAACGATGGAACTGACAATATTTATTTAGTGAAGGATGCACCCATACCAACGGGCGGATCTTTACAGGTTTTGGACGGCGGCGCAAAATTCGTTGTTCAAGCTTCAGATATATTATCAGTTATCAGTTCGGATGCAGCTTCATGTGATGTTTGGGTAAGTGCGGTTGATGCAATTAGCACATAAGGATATAACATATGGGATACATTGGAACTAAGCCTACAGCGGCACCTTTAACTTCTTCTCAATTAGAAGATGGACTGGTTACAGCTGCAAAATTAGCAACCGATGCTGTTGAAACAGCAAAAGTTAAAGATTTAAATGTTACAAATGCTAAAATAGCTGCTTCAACTATTGACGTAACTGCAAAAATTACAGGAACAGTACCAGCCGCAAATTTAGGAAGTGGTTCCGCTTCTTCAACAACTTATTTAGCAGGAGATCAAACTTACCAAACAATTACAGAATATGATGATAGTGTACTTCAATCTAACGTTGCTATGTTAGGATTTAAAGTTGCTGTCAATGGCTCTTTAACTCGATACAATCTAGTTGATCAATCGATCGATGAATTTTTTGATACATCAGGAGTAGATGCTTCGGCTTCAACGAATGAAGAGAGAAGTGCTGATGCTCCTCATTATTATTTTGGAGGTGTCGCTGCAACTATTACAGAAGATGCAGATGATTCAGGAGTAGATGGAGATTATACTTGGTACAAATGGACAGATACAGCTTCAACTGGTTCTTATGCAACTTCTGTAACACAAGCACACGAGGTTTTAGTTACTGCTGGTGGAGGTTCTGGAGGTGGTTCTAGGGCTGGCGGTGGTTCTGGTGCTGGTGGTGCTGGTGGTTATCGTACCGCATCAGCCTTAAGTTTAGTAGATTCAACTTCTTACACAATTACTGTAGGTGCTGGTGGTGCAGCAACTGCGGCAGGAACAAGTGTTCCAGGTGTAACTGGTTCAGTTTCTTCAATTTCAGGTTCAGATATAACTGATATTGAATCTGCTGGTGGTGGCGGCGGAGGTCATGCTTCTGGTGGAAATGGTCTTGCTGGTGGTTCTGGTGGAGGCGGTGGTGGTGATGCTGGAGTTACTGGTGCAACTGGTGGAGCATCAAGTCCAGTTACAATTCCAGTTCAAGGTTATGCTGGTGGTACAGTAACATCTGGAAGTGGATATGGTGCTGGTGGTGGTGGTTCTAGTGCGGTTGGTGCAGATGGTGGAGCTAGTCCGACTGCTGGAGGTGCTGGTACTGCAAACGATATTACAGGTGCATCTGTTACTTATGCGGCTGGTGGTGCGGCAGGAAATAATCAACCTGGTGCGGCAGGAACAGTAAATACTGGTAATGGTGGTCAAGGTGCTGGTCAAGCGTATGGTGGAGGTGCTGGTGGTAGTGGAATAGTAATTTTAAGAAGATTAACTTCTTCAGTTGGTGGTGGTGCAAACTTAACTTTACAATCAACAGATGTAACAGCCGAAGCACAACCTACTTATGGAGAATTTGTTACATTAATAGAAAATGCTCATGGAACAGCTACATTAAATACCGACATTAAAGGATATGTATCAAGAGATTCAGGAGCAACTTTCACACAAGGTACACTTGTGGATGAAGGAACTTGGGGAACAAATAAAAAGATTTTAGGATTTCATGATTTAGATATTTCTGCTCAACCAAGTGGAACAGCTATGTGTTATAAAATTGAAACTTTAAATCAAAGTGTTGGTTCAAAAGTAACAAGAGTTTATGCAACTAGTATAGGTTGGAGATAATATGGCATACGTAGGAAGAGGTATAAACAATATAAGTAACGCATCAATCTTAGATGATATTACATTTACAGATTCTGCGGGACCTTATAACTTAACACAAAATTCAGGTGCTGATGCTTTTACACCAATTTCAACCCAAGCTTTAGTCATTCAAGTTGATGGTGTTATTCAGGATCCAACTACTTATACTATTTCAGCTGCAACAATTACCTTCGACTCGGTGATGGCGGCAGCTTCAACGAACAATTTCATCGTGCATAACGGGGTTGGTATAGTTAATACACCTACCGATAATTCAGTTACAGCAGCAAAAATTGCAACGGATGCAGTAACCACAGCTAAAATTTTAGATAGCAATGTTACATACGCAAAAATTCAAGATACAACAACAGCCAACAGAGTTATAGGTGCAGCAACCGCTGGAGTAGTAAGCGAAGTTCAAGTTGCAGCAGATATGATTGCAACTGATGCTGTTGAAACAGCTAAGATAAAAGATTTAAATGTTACAGCAGGCAAACTAGCTGCAACACAAGACTTAAGTACCAAAACCATTACCTTACCGGCAACAGTTGCTGGATTAGGCACAGGAATAACTAATGCCCAATTGGCAGGTTCAATTGATGTAACTACAAAAATTACAGGAGTTGTACCAGCTGCAAATTTAGGGACAGGCACAGCTTCATCATCAACAGTTTTGTATGGTGATGGAACTTTTAAAACTGAACCTGGTGGAAAGAATGTTTTAATTTCTACAATAACAATATCTAGTAATCAAACTTATGCAGATTTTCAAAGTATGGATAGCACCTATAAAATATATACAGTAACTTATAATGATATTAACAGCGAGAATGATGGTGTTGCTTTGTATTTTAATTATGAGATTGGTGGTGCATGGATTGATTCGGGTGGAAATTATCAATATTGTAATAATAGTGTTAATAGTGGTGGTAGTCAGGATCAAAATGCTAGTACAAGTGCTAGTGATGTTAAACTTCATAATGAAACTCTTGGTAATGCAACAGGAGAAAATTTAAATGGTATCTTAACTTGTTTTGCTCCATCAGATACAACTAATTTTAAAAGTTGTATGTATGATACAATTCTTCAAAGAACAGATGGAGAAATGTGCAGAACTGCTGGATCATTGTATTATGATAGTGGTCAAGCCGCAGTAACAGGACTAAGATTTAAATTTTCAGGTGGAGATATAGCAAGTGGTCAATTAAAATTGTGGGGTACAGTATAATGACAAAATATAAAATGGTAAATGGTGTAAGTATAGAATTAACAGCAGCAGAAGAAGCTGCAAGAGTAGTAGAAGAAGCAAGAACTACTAAAGATTTACAAGATGAAATTGATGCAAAAACAGCTAAAACAAATAACAAAGCATCAGGCAAACAAAAATTAAAAGACCTAGGCTTAGATGACAATGAAATCGAAGCGTTGGTAGGATAATATGGCTAAAACAAAAATAACATCAGGGGGAATAGCAACAGGAGCAGTATCAAATACTGATCTTACGAATAATGCTGTTACTTACAATTCACAAACCGTGGCTCTCGGAGCTTCGGGAACGATTGATACGTATGCGGATAATCTTCCTACTATCACTGGTCTTACTCCAGATGTTGTAGTGAACACAGCAACTGCTGTGGTTATTGCAGGAACTAATTTTGTTTCTATTCCAGTCGTTGAAGCTATTAGTACTACAGGCGCTATTGTGGTAGCTGATTCAGTTACCTTTACTAGTG